AACCATGTGATATTCATAACTCTATTTGTTTTATGTTTAACTCTTATTACATAGTAAAGGTAATACATTCTGCGTTAAAAGTCAAGCCTTTTTTAAAATATTTTTGAAATTTATAATCATTCTAAATAAGGCATAAAAAAAAGAGGGTAGAAAATCTACCCCCTTTTAAAAAATTACTATTTTAAATTTTACAATTAGAGATTAGTACTCAAGAATTGCGTAATCATAGCTTAAAGTTAATTCTATCGATAATGGGTCATTTGAAGCCCAATCCAATTCGCCAAAGTTTGCCGAAGAAATGAATGCTCCTTTAAGAGTCCATTGTTCTACTTTATCACCTACTGGTCCTAATAAGTAGAATGTGATATCTTTCTTATAGAAAGCTGCGTATCCATCTCTACCTGTTAGTGATTCGTGTGATTGTCTAACCCACTCCATAACTTGCTGTGCACCTGATGGTACAATTGGGTCATAAAGAGTGATGTTAACATCATCCCAAGTGGATTTACCCTTAATTTTTCTTTTAATGTTGATATGGTCTAATTCAACTACTTCCGAAGTGAAAGTTGGTCTACTAGCCGTTTTTATCATATACGATTCTATACCGTCGATTTCCATTATAAATCTGTTACCTAACTTTGGTTCAAAGTTGGTATAGAACATTTTATCAAACTCTAATACTTCTGGCATCTTTTTTTAATTTAATTTGTTTTCTTTATATAAATATCTACTTTTTAAATTATCCACCAAAACTTGCTCCAGTTGGTAAGATGTTGAAATCAATTTGAATGAATTCAGCTGTCTTAGTTGGTTGTAAGTAAATAGCGCCTTTCATAATGTTTCTATCAACTACATCTGGTGTGTTGTTAGTTTCATCCATTACTACTCTAAATGCGTATAAACCTTGTCTTTGTTGGATTGATTCTAAATAAGGATTAACGATATTTAAGAATCTATTTCTAGTCGTTGATGTATTTTGCTCAAACACTAAATACTTAGAAGTTGAAGCGATATACTTTCTAACAGTCAATAATAATCTTCTTACATTGATTCTATCTAATGCTGAAGGTTTATCTTGTAATGTTTTTTGTCCCCACACTACAATACCTTGTCCTGGAAACTGGCAGATTGGGTTTACTTTTGCTTCGTATAGTGTATCTCTTTCAGATTGAGTTAATCTATCTAATACATCTACTGCTCCGATTAAACCACCTCTATTTAAACCTGCTGGTGCGAACCATTCTGCTGCTACTCTATCGTTTGCTGCGAATACTGCTGGCAACAATACCGAAGGTGGAACAGTTACTAATTTGTTTGTGTTAATATCAATTGTCTTAACCCAAGGATAGTAAGTTGCTGCGTAATTAGTATCTAACTCTGCAGCTTTTGTATTTGTTGAAGATACTCCAACACCTGCGATTGCCATTTCAGTAATAAAGAATGCATCTGCTCTTTGTTCAACCATATCAACAATTGCTGTGTGAACGTAAGAGTGGTCATTTTTAGTTACACCCGGTACTACAATCATATTGATATCCCACTCATCTGCATTTGATAATGCGTTGATGTGTTTCATATATGCTACTGAACCTGATGTAGTAGAAGATGCTAAGTTGAATCCTTGTGTGTTTCCTGCTACAATATCAGTTCCTTTGTAGATTGGAGTTGCTGGATTCATACCATCAAATCCTTCTTGGAATGCTACAACGAATTGTGCCGATGTTGAACCTACTGCTAATGTACCACCATTTGCTGCATCTAATCCGAATACTGCGTTTGAACCAGTTGTTGCTCCGGTTGGAATTGGCTTCATATAGATTTTATTATCTACGTTACCATCTAAATCAATACCACCAAATTGTGTTGCCGATGCTGCTACAAAAGTAACAACAGGAACATTAGCACTTATTGATGTAGATGCTGAAATTGGTAATTTATATGCAGTGTGTCCGAATGGAACTGCTTGTACAGGAGCTGCGGTATTTAAGTTAGCAACTCTAATATATTTAGATTGATTTACCCAATCGCCTGATGTTGTAATTTTACCATCATTTGCAATTGATAATTTTCTATCACCAATTACTCTACTAATAAAGTTAGGAGAGTTAGGGTCTAAGTTTACATTTGCGAATGTTTCTAAAACACTCTTCTTTTTATTTGTATCACCAAATGCTCTTACAGTTATAGTGAATGTACCATAATCAGTACCATTTACACTACCAGCTGCTTTGATATTTGAAATACCTATTTTAATTTTGTTGTTTGCTGCATTACCTGCTCCGATTGTTTCAATTTGGAAAAGGTCATATCTTTCACCACTAATTTCTTGTGATTTGATAGATGGAGTTAATGCTTCTTGTGCATCAAATGCGAATGATTGGTTACCCAATACAGTTATAGATGAACTTGCATTTGCATCAAAAGTGATTGATGTATTTTTAAAGAATCCATATACATAAGGTTTTTTAGAACCAAATGGAGATGTTCCAAATACTGCTTCGATATCGTTTGTATCTTCTACGTCTAAAGATGCTGATAATAAACCAGCGTTAGAACCTGATAATAAGAAATCTCCTTCATCATCGGTATCCAAAGTTGTACCTGCGAAACCAGCGTTAGATGATAATTCGCCATTGAATAAAATACCTACTGATTGTGTTACTGAACCTGATTGTACAGTTAACAACAATGGAGCTGTTTCTACATATCCACCTACACCTGCTACTCTACAAATAGTTGCAGTACCTGCTTCTCTCAAATAATTTTGAGCTGCTAATGGTGTATAATATGTTCCATCGGCTTTACCAAACCATGTTTCTAAATCTGATTGAGAATTAACAATTGTTGGAACTAAAGGTCCTTCTAAGAATGGACCAACGAAAGCCGCCCCTATTTCTGCTACACCTTGTTGTAAAAATGATAAGTCGTTCTCTTTTGTGAAAACTCCTGGTGATACTAATTTTTCTGCCATTTTATGCTTATTTAATTTTTAATGTCTACTATAAATATAATGTTTTATTTCAAAACAACAAAATAAAAATTATTTGTATGTTGGTGAGAAATAATCATAAACTTGTCCTATTTGTGTCGATGTTAATTGAGTATTATAGAATAATACCGGTCCAATTTGTCCAGGGAAATAATAAGTGTTTTCTGCGTAGTTACCACCGATTTGTAATAAACCACCCGTTGTATAAGTTTTGACACCATTGGATATAGTTCCTGTTGATGTTTTATCAATATATCCAACGTTTGTTCCGTTAGTAGCTGCGGTGTATGATATCATATACCAAGTGTTAGTTGATAGTGATGTATTATTACCTACATATTGTACAGTCGAACCTTCGTGTATAAAATATGTTCCACTACCATTCGAATTCAAATACAACGAGAATATTCTTGTACCACTTACATCTTGCTTATTAAAGAAATTATAATATCCATTTGCAGGATGTGATGCAAATCTAACCCAAGCTATTGCACTCCAAGTGTTGGTATTAAATTGTGTATAACCACCATTAATGTTGGTTGTTGCATCTTTGAACCAAAATGCGTTTGAAGCACCTTGCCAATACTTTTCTTTTCTACTAGCTCCGTTATTATATGCCGGATTTGATTTACCCGTAATACCTGCTGATGCTCCTTGTCCTGCCGGTCTGAATCCCGTACCCCATCCACTTAAATCCAACCAATCCGTTGTTGCAGTTCCGTTTGTAGAAGATGCTTTAGATGGGTCTAAGTACATTCTTAATCCTGTTGATGGAATATAAGGTTGTGTAGTTGTTCCTTTGTTATGAGAAATTAAACCATTTGAAATATAAACGTCAGCGTTTTCAACGTTAACAGTTGCGATTTCAATATCCTCTCTAACTACTGCTACATCATATACTTCTTCTTCACTTCCATCAACTTTAACTAATTTATCGCCAGGAAGAATATCACCAACAACTTTAAATCTATATTTAGAAATTTCATTATCCCAAACATATATTGGGTGAGTTTCAGTAGCTTCAATTACACCATCATTAATTGAATAATATGCAGATGCGAAATTGAATGTTATATCAGAAACAACAACGTTTTGTGCTGAACCTGATAATAAATCAGAATGATAGAATCTCCAATCAACTTGGTCAGATTCAGGGTCCTGTGATTCATCCGGCAATCCTGCTGGCACCCAAGCTTTAATTTCATCACCAACATTTAAATCTTCTACATTAACTAATGTATCATCAGCTTTTGTTATTTTTGTTCCGAATATTAAACAAAAATCAGGTTGGTTGATTGTATTATACACATCTACTGCATATAATCTTTTTGTAGTTGCTGAATTATAGCCAGTTGCTGCCGTATTAAACCCATCTACATATGTCATTGATAACAATGCTTCTGCTTCAGAATAAGTAGATTGTGCAATTGATGCGGGTGTTATTGGAAACGATGGA